ACTTCTCTCCAATAAATTCTGTTTTCAAAGAATGTTGGATTTTTTGCTTCTGTATGAGTTTGTATACAATCCCAATAAGTTACGTTTGCACCCAATGTAACTTTAACTTGCTCGCCTTTGTTGTAACCAGTGTCATCCCATTCGTTTGTGATACTGTATGATGCAAGACTCCAAGTAGATTGTCCTACAATCGCAGTTAGCGGATTTGACACAGAATCAAACATATGTGTTACTGCAGTTAAGTGTTGCTTGCCGTAATTATATTTTTCAATATCTGAGCGATATTCGATAATTGGACGTATTGCTCGAAATGTTTCTACGATATAATCAAATGGATCTTCGCCGGTGAAGTTGCAGACAGCGGTAGCAACGTCGTCTCTGATCCACATATTACTTCTAGACCATGCGCTTTGTTCAGCACCGTCTCTGCGTTCTACTACATAATCTCTAACAATAATTCTATCGTCTTGTATATCGATAGGCAAGTCGTTATCGTCGTTACGAGTTAGCGGGTAAATTGTATTGTTAACAAATGTTGTTAACGATGCACTATCGTCATATTGTTGAATAAGTTTGATACCTGTCGGTTGTCCTACTCCTTCGACGATAAAGATATCGTTTACAGCATATGTTCCGTTTCCTGTGCAGTTTGCTTTAAATGCAACACGCATACCGTTTTGAAACTCTAAGGTTTTACCATTACCTAATGTAGGAGTAGTGTAAGAAATTTGACCAACAATATTTGCTATAGTGATAGGACTTCCTACTGTTGCGTTTATTTCGCATACAGGTAAAAAGTCCAATAGCCAGAAATATCTATGATAGTTAATAAACATATCATAGTTAATAGGCAAGTCTAATGTATATGCAGGTTCATTAAGCAATCTATTAGGTTGCTCAACTGTTGCACTGCCGAATCTTAAACCGTTAATAATGTCATCATATGATATCACATCTGTTACATTTCCGTTAGTGTCTTTGTTAATAACACCCGGAACAAATTGGTATTGACTGCTAGTTCTATTATCGTCTAAGTATAAGTCATCGATGCTTAATCTGCTGTCTTCGTGTCCTAAGTAATGGTTAATAGCTTGCAAACTACCACTTGACATCAATTGATCTAACGTAGATTCTAAGAACTTTTTATTAACCGGAGTATTAAAAATATTAGGCAATAAGTTCATTACACTTCTTGCACCTACGTATTCGCTACTTTCACCTGGTCTTGAAATAAGAGGTGCTACAGTAGGATTTGCTTTGTAATTTTGACTCATCTTGTACTAACTCCGGTATTTGCTGCGATTGATGTTGCATTTGCTATTACTGTATTAGTAATAACAAAGTTTCCTATACTTAATACCGGTAAGAATAGTTCGTCACTATCTGCCTGTATTTCATATAGACTATTTAAATCTTCTGGATTTGATACAGAAGAAATTGTAATTTGTGATATTTGACCGATCATATTATTATGAACGTATGCTGCAAGTTCGGTAAAATAGAATGTTTCACCGAAGTCCCAATTCTCTATACTGAAAAATTCATTTATTAAGGTTATGGTTTGTTGTTTTATTTCTACATCACTCATTGTTGCATTACTAGTTTTAGTAATGTTAAATTTAGCTTGTAGTTCTGGGTTGGCTAAATCCCCAAACAAAATTTTATACTTCACAGGTCTATAAATTATTTGGTCACTGATAGATTTCTTTGTTTCCAGACTTATAAATGTTTCGGTTAGTTCAGATATTGTTGGCGGATTAGGTTTTGTATAACTTCTTCCGTCACGTACTGCCCATGTTCTGAAACTTGTGTCATAGCTTCTTAATAAGACATAAGTGTCAATAATGTTAGTTACTGCAGGATCAATTACTTGATTTATATCTGCGATTCGTGTATACTTCATATGTAGTTCAGCACGACCATTAACAGTGGTGTTGCCACTGTCATCATGGACAATGAATTCGTATTCGTTTGGATAATTTTCTATTTTTGTTCCTAAATTAATAGTTTCAGCATTGGTTAATTTCTTAAATGATTCCGGATCATTTATAAATGTATCGTTATCGTTATCATCTAATGTAACTCTAACTTTATAAGGATCGGTATAGCCTTCAGGATATATAAAATATCCGAAACTGTTAAATGTATATTTTTTACCAAGTGGAGTCATGTTAGTAGTTGACGTTGTATTGATAGGTAAAAACTCGAACTTGTCTCTACCTGGCTTTAATGTTTCGCTGCTGAAGGATTCTGCAAAATTTAAGTTATTAAATTTTAAAGTAGCATCGCTTCCTATAATATAACGAGTTTTGCGTGTTAACACTTCCCACTGAGAGTTTGAATAGTTGATTCTTATTAACCAACTGTTATCTCTACCAGTATTTGAAGTGTCACCTTCGAATTGTCTGCTCCAGCTAGATACACTGTTATTTGTAATATTACTTGCAGGCAAGTTGCTGCTATCGATTACAGCCCATTCTTGAATACTTGGATTGTATCTTAATCCAAAGCTAAGTCTGTTTGTAATTTTAGAAATTACAGCGGTTTTTACTGTATCAGTAAACTGACTTTCCCAACTCGGAATAATTCTTTTTATTCTAGCACCCGATGGTATTGATGATGAAAGTATCACAGCACCTTGTCCAATAACATTTACGCCTGTGGGATTACCTACACTGTCATCTACACCAAAGCCGCCATTATCTAATTTTACAATTCTGGCCCAAACAGTATCTGCATTTGAAACTGTGGCTTTTGCAGTTGCCCCAGATCCGCCGCCGCCTGTAAAGGATATATTTGTAACTGAATCGTAATTAATGCCAGGATTTGTAATAGTAACTGAAACAACTACACCTGCACTTATGTTTGCAGTTGCAGTTGCACTAGAACCAACACCAGTTATAACAACAGTAGGAGCAGTAGAATAACCCGAGCCGCCACTAATAACTTCTATAGTTTTAATATATCCTGTTCTGAAAGGCGATGTAATGAATTCTACTAATCCGTTAACCTCTAATTTTCTTAGCGGAGCAGATGCATTGTCGCCCAATCTTTGAACAAAGCTATTATAAGTTATATAACCTGTGCAGCTATTGTTACTTCTTGTTACTTGGTTCCAACGGTATACTCCGGTAATATTACTATCACTTGATGTTAGGAATGTTAAACTTTCAGTTGTGTTATTGTAGTAATTATTAGAGTTATAACCACCTGTCTCATAACCATAATATTGTCTGTCGTAATAGAAGTTTTTAACTTCAGGATTGCTTAAAATTGGATTGATATACTGACTTAATATTTGTTCAGAATTTAATACAGAAGGCAATAATATCGAACTTCTAGTTGTAACATCTTCTTTGTAAATGTATGCATCATCGGTATACTGTATTGCATCACTATAAGTTGCAGTAGGATCGTATAAATCTCTAAAACGACTATGACCACTATGCACTCGGTTTATGCTTTTGATTTTTAAAATATTTTCACTTACTGTTAGCGGAAATACTGTATAATCGTCAGCAGTGACCATACGATCTTGTGTTGCAAAGAAACGACCACTGTTTACTTTGATACTATCAATAGTTTCTCTTTCGCTTGCGTTACTTACTGGTGTTTTTAAACCACAGTTAAATGTTGCAACATAAGCTCTATTATCTTGACCAGTATAATTGATACTTAATGTAACGGCATTAAATGTATCTGGATTTATGTTGTATGTTCTGTTAATGCCGGTTCTATACCACACACGAATTATGCCACGAGGCACGTTTCCGAAGTTGCCGTCAGCAAACACAATACTAACTTGGTCGTTTTCTCTAGAACTTACAGTGTATACGTTTCTAGAACTAGAATTGTTTACTATATTACTGTTTCCAAATAGTCTGTCAATTTGAGTCCATGTTTCTAAAACTTGACCTACTTCGTCAATTGTTTGGACCCAGATGTTACTATTAGCAATGTTGTTTTCATTGATATCAATTACCAAATTTGGCAACCCGTTTGCTATCGAAAAATCTTTATATTGTAATGATCCTTCTTTAAATCCGAAAAAGAATCCGGTGTTAGGACTTGCAAGTCCGCCATTATCATTTTGATAGAGTAAATCAAATACGCCGTAAGGATCAGGTATTTTTTCTTCTAGTTTGTTTCTAGCTTGATCGTAACTAATACTGTGTGCAGTAAAAGAAGTTCTGCCAGAATCAATGATTCCGCTAAATTCTTTAACTACATCGTTGTTAGAACTGTTAGTTCTGTATATTTCATATTGAACATTATTCTTTGTAAATTTAGCAAACGGAGATCCGAATCTATTGCTACTTTGAAAAATACTATTCATAATAGCTAAAAAGTTTTGATATGTGTCCGGATCAGTTGTATCTTCGTACTGCACTGTAACGCCTGCTAAACTATTACCATTAACGTCATATACAGTTTGATTAGTTCTAACACTATCTATTTTTAAGTATCCGCTTGCAACAACGTTTCTGGTAGGCTTGTATCCCAAGAACTCGGCAATACGCAATACGCTTTCTCTGCGCTCTGCGGTGCTTAAAAAGTTTTCACGGCTAGCAAGGTCTGCACGGAATGCTAAGTTATGGCCGAGGAAAGCCATAAGTTCTATTAAACTTACAAATTCGCTGCTACTAATCCAGTCGTTAAAGTTTTCAGGATAGTTGTTGTTGATATAGTTAACCATACTGTTTCTGATTGTATCAAAATCATATGATTGAAAGTCTGCTTGTGCAAAACTTTCGTAAACTACGCTGAAGTCTTCTGCAGCAAATAAACTACTTTGTCTAATATTTTGTGCCATTATTCTATCTCACCTATAAATGTTAAGTATAATTCCTCGGCTGTGCCAGTGTCGTTGTAAAACATTTGCACTCTTATACTTAAACTATGATCGTCTGGCTTTTCTGCTTTCATATCTTGAAACACCCATCTTGGGTCGCTTCGGACAATTCTCTCGACATCTTCTTTTGCTAACGATTCTGTTAACCCGTCTAGCGGATCAAACAATAAGTCCCAAATGATAGATCCAAATTCTGGATTCATCACCCGTTCACCTTTTTTTGTGTAAAAATGATTCATTAAATCACGAATAGCAAGTTCTTTATCAACAAGAGTCTTGCTACTGTTTTGATTTTCGACTGTGCTATATCCGATATATGTTGCCATAATAATATTTATCGGATAATTATATGCTAATATTATATTCTAATTTTTGAAGAAATAATATCGCCTTCTATTAATTCATATGAATCGGTTTTAATAGTAAACACATTATTACTCAAAGTATAATCGAATTCGAATTGTAAAATGTTATTGTTAACTTTAATTTCTAATTTTTCCACCGGACTCATTGCAGGAGTTTTAGACAAAGAATAAGTTACAGTAGAACCATCATATACCCAGCTTTGTGTAATTAAAGTCTCATCGTATCTTTTAGCAATATCACGTTTAATACTATTAGGAGTTAGCGGTAAAAATTCTAAAGTCTCTGCATAATATGCAAATCTTGCTCTAGTTAATTTATCGCCTGATAACAATCCGATTTGATTAGATGCTCTCATTTCAAATATACCATTTGCACGTAACCAGCCTCTAGTTTTCGGATTACCGTAATCTGCCAATCGAAGAATAGTTGCTGCACGAATAGAATTTTGTCTGTTTGCATGATCCCTTAAAATTATGCCCGCAACAGTGTCCCAATTTTTATTTGCAATATGATCTCTTATATTATATCGCCCTTCCATCGCATATACTATTGTAAAATTTTCTGCTAACAAATAATATAATAGTAAGCCATCAAATACCGACTGAGAAATTTCATTTAATCCTAAGGATTTTAACTGTCTGATAAAATTTCGTTCTTTGCGCCGAAAATCTTCTATCCAGATATTGTATGCTTCTTCTTCTGTTATACCTCTGGTTGCAGTGCCTACAGAGTATCCTTTGCCATCATACCCGTTATATTTAAAATTATTCAATGCAACCGAAACAAGTGTATTACTTGCGAATACATTATCTATATAAATTTCAGTTTCGTATAACTCTGTATCAAGAACAGTATAATCTTCCCAATTTGTTTTATGATATATTTGTAATTCTGTTAGCATTATTGAGGTCCTACTTTTGGTGCAGTGCCAGCAGCGCCGCCAGTTCCACCGACAGGACCGCCGCCGCTTAACTGTGCTAAGTTATAATCTTTTGATGTAGTATCTGTTGTATTACTTCTTGCTTGAGATGGCAAATACATTTCATTTGTTAAATGTCCACCCCATGGCTCGTGTTCTGGAACACGCCCTGATGTGCTTTGTTTTACACCAGTGTTTGTTGTTAGATTATTTGGTCCTGGTTTACTTGCTGTTGCTGCTGCCGGGCCGTTCAAATCAATCATACCAGAAGTAACTCGTGTGTTTCCTGGTGCTTTTATATGCATGTTTGCGTCTGTAGTTAACTTAATATCTTTAGTGCTGTAAACATCAACACCGCCTGTTGCACTGTGTATTTTAACACCCGATCCTCTTGCATTTAAATTTACAGTATCTGCATCAACATTAAAATCTCCGTCGACATATAAATTAAAATCTTGTGTTGCTCTCATACTAATACTACCGCCTGCATAGATGTCCAAGTTTCCTGAACTGTCTAATTGTATCCATCCGCTACCATTTTGATTAATAATATAAACAATACCGGCACTATCATTTAATAGTATTTGTGCTCCACTACCGCTTCTTAATCTTACTAAATTACTTTTTCCTGCTTCTCTGCTTTTGTCTGGTGTATAGTTTGTTCCTTCGGCATACGCAGTTGTGCCGTCGTCAAGTACTAAACCATGACCGCCAGGTGTCAAAAATCCAGCAACAGTAGATGGACTTTCACGTCTCATACCGCTACTACTTACACCACGGGCAGCATCAAGACCTATGCCTTGAACAGCATTAGCATTTGCAATAGGGTGACGTGTTCTTTTATTTCCGTCTTGTGTTTTATCAGGAGATGTATCTAGTGTTGCACCAACTGTTCCAGACTCGCCATCTATTTCACTAGCAGGTATACCTGGTACGTTTGTGTTTCTAGTTGATTCAGGCATGATACCCATCAAGAATCCTTCTTGTTCTTGACCAGTAAATGCAACCACAACCTCAGTTCCTGGACTTGGTGGAGGGAATGTAGCACCATAACTATTGCTATAATTTCCTCCACTAATCGACCCGCCAAATGGCATCGGTCTACGAATTTTTACGAAACTACGGCGATCTTCTGGTGTATCTTTGTCACTGAGTCTTTGATGATTTACTAATTCTACCCATACGTGACCTTCATAATCAGGATCTGCGTGTTCTACTACTTTCGCAAGATATACTCCGTTTAGACTTTTAATACCACCGTTATCTGATGGACCGCCGGTTGATGTTAATCGTGTGCTGTTTAGTCCTGTAAATCTTGTCATTTATTGTTCCTTAAAATAATGATGTTAGCCAATTTGGTGGCCGTACATGTGCAGTTTCCCCGCTGCCGCCCCAAACCGTTGCTCTGTCGGCACCTATACTATTACCTACCGCAATATCATAGTGACCTGTATTGCCGCCCATATACCATTGACTTGACGGATATGTGTGATTTGCCCAACCGATACTAGGAGTATATCCTTGCGCTCTTGCGTTATTAATAAAGTTCTGTGAAAACGTTTGTATAATTGCTCTGTCTGCAGCATTACTCACTGACAGACGCCTGCCTCCCGAATACAATGCAATGTCCGATGCATCACCTAAATGTCTGCCACTGCCCGGACCTGCTCTGTAGCCACTAGTGGTAACAACAGTGACACCTGTTTGATTTCCTGTTAATGTTAAAATGTTATTTAAGGCTGGATTAACTCCACTTGCTAAAGAATGACCGCCCGAAGGACTTGCTCCTGTTGCTCCGGATGGTAACGATCCTTCGGGTGGTAGTTGCGGAGTGCCGCTGGCGCCAGTTACTGATTCATCTTCTGAAGATGTTAACCCTGGCAAACTCGACACACCGTCTCTATCTCTGTAGATTTGTCCTCTGTCAAGTTGTTCATATATTAATGGTGTTTGACAATTCATATCCCTATATGCCACTAAGTTCATAGTAAATGACCCACCTTGATATGTTGCACTGCCTTGATACATCAAATACAACCCTGATAAAAAGTATGAAACTTGATTTTCAATATCCATTAACCCTGTTTTGTCGTTTGGATATCTAGGAGCTCTGATATTTAAGAAAAATCCTTGGCCGCCTTGTTGATAGTTTGCGCCTGTTTGATTATTAGGTCTACCTAACCAATAAGGATCGCCTCTGACAGTTAATGTTATCTGAACAAGGTCTGCGACACTATACAAATTGTTATACATCGCAGCCGCTTGTGCCGCACCTACTTCTTGTCCGTTCGGTTCACCACCTTGTGTTCCAGGATTTTGAGGCTGGTGATATAAAAATGACATAGGGATAGTAAGTCCATTGTTTGAATTAATATCAGAATTTGCATATAATTCACTTTGTGTAATGTAACGTTTAGAATCGGGCATAGTTGGTACAGTTGAGATAAAATTAGCAGATGTCTGAAACTGTTCTAAGCTGTCTGTTAACGCTGCTTCTTGTCTAACCAATGAACCAATTTCCGATTGTAACCTAACACGTTCAGCTTGCAGTTGTGTTCTGTTACCAGGACCGTTTCCCTTAATCAAACGGTCTATGTTACTCAATGATGATTTAGCAGCATACAATCGAGTTAATACATCATTTAGTCTACCTTTTAATACGCTCGGAGTTCCGTTGTCCGAACTTCCCCCGGAAAACTCCCCACTAGCAAACGTTTTAGCACCATTGAGTGTAGTTTGCATTGTAAAATAAGTGTTGTTGAGAGCAATATCAAAATTTAAAACTTCAGTATTTTTACCAGTGAAAATATAATCATACCGCTTTTTTATTTGTCCGTTAGAAAACATTTTATTAATTTTATCACGTTGTATTCTCGGACTACTATTAACTTGTTGGTAACTATCGGGATCATTGATTGCTTGAGGGGCTAGAATAGGTATTACAGTATATGTTAACTGTTTCGCATAGTTATTAGATAATCTATCATAATTGCCGTATTTGATTGAAGTTCTAAATGAAAACCATCGTATCTGGTCAGCAAATGCTTCAGGATTGGCAATAGTTTGATTTGGGTCCGACTTAGCAAATCTTTCACCTGTGAGACCGATAGGCATTCTGCGGAATTTAGTAGTTGACATTAGTGCTGCAGAAATAGCAGATGTAATTGTTGTTCCGATCGGTAAAGAGAATTGGTGTCTACCGTTTGCTGTATTCACACTCACCGCTCTTGCTCCTTCTACAACACCTGGATCTATGCTGCCTATTTCCCAATCTGATGCGCCATAATTGTCCTTTAACAAATAAGAATTGGGCCATAATATATTAGGATTTGTTGCTGCAACACTTCTCGCTTGTCTATTAAGTTCCTCTTGAAAATTTATTAAAAATTCACCAAATGTCGAAGCTTCTACTGTAACATCAGATATTAATGTAAATTCATTTTCTTTAAATGCTTCTTCTGTTATTTCAACTAAATCACCTGCATAATATGCAGCACCGTTTTGAAAAGACATTGTTAATGATCTGAATGTGCAATAATAATAAAATGGACCTGCATCCCTAATGTTTCTAGTAGGAATACCATCCGGTGATGCTCCACTAAAATTCAATTCAAAAATAAATGCTGCTTTTAAATGGTTTTCTAATCCTAAATCAGTTGCTGCTTTAATTATTCTACTAAAAAATGTGATGCCGCCCACTTCAACAAAATTTACATTAAACTGATTAGCTATTGCTTGTCTGTTAGTATTGACAAATGTTAACACAAAATTTTGTTCTACAGATTCTATGCTTATTTCGTTTTCAACACCACTTTCTGACAGTGTAATGATTTTATTTTGCGACTTCAATTCAGGTAAACTCAAGTCTATATTAGCTGGGTGAGTTATATGTAATGCCCAGTTATATGTGTATGTTTCATACTTGTTCAATACATTGTCTAAATAAACTGACATTTGTGCTTAAATTCCTATGTTACTAATATTTTTAGGAACAACAATCAATAAACCTGCTTTAAAATCAAAAATTGGATCTTTGATTACATCTCTATTGTAATGAATAATAACCCACCACAGTTTACTATTACCGTATAAGTTGTATGCCATTAAATCTGGTCTTAGATTATACTTAGACGGTATAATAGTTTTATTAACTTGAACCGACAAGTTTTGTGTTGTCAACGGTGGGTTATACACTTCTAAATACTTTTCATTAACATTTGTTATTGAATAGTTGCTGCTTTCTTTATATGTAACTGCCATTAAATGAATCCTTGTCCGTATAATTTACCCGATACAAATTCAGGCATGTTGAAAGTGTTTTTCTGTACATCTGGTGTGACAATCGGCATTAAATCTATTGCAATAGTTTGCATAGTAGGTAACGCAACACCGTTAAATTCTTTAAGATCTGTATCGCTTGATAATACTAATGAAAAGCTACCTACCTGAACCCTTACATCTTTGAATAATCCTAAACCGCTAAATCTTAATACTGGTGGCGGAGTGCCAGCAAGAGTATCATTCTGTCCGTAGAACATTTTAGTAACACTTCTCAAAAAGTGTATCACTCCTTGCAAATATGCATGTTCTTCGTTTGTTACTTGAGAAAATTGTGCTGTTACTTGCAACATAGGTGCAGGCGTGTTGCTGTATGCATTGAAACTATAGTTAGTATGTGTCATACTATACGGATTATAAATTACACTTTGTGAATAAGAAATATCAGGTTGGTTAGGGAACACAATCCCACCATGTCGTCTGAGTTCAACTGCAGGACCTTGACAATAAAAATTTACTGCTCCAGGTGCTGTTCTTAAAAATACTCTGTTACCGCT